GCACCAGGCATCGAGAGTGGCCAGCGCCCATGGGTGGCGCTTGCTTCGCAGCAAAAGGCCGCCGTGGTCGACGAAGCGGCCGGTACGGTCCCGAAAAGCGGTGATGATTACCGGCTCAAGTCGATGTCCCCAATCGACGACCTCGACGCCGGAGAGATCCTTGGGCGGCTTCGCTCCCGTCTTGAGTGCGTACAGCTCCAGTTGACTGATCCACGGACTGGCGCCGATGAGCCCGGCGGCCTCGCTGGCGCCGATGCCGGATTTGCGGTGCTCGAGCCAGCGCGGATCGTCGGCCCGGCAGACGACTTCGTAGGGCGGATCGGCGACGGTCATCGTTCGTCCCTGAGGTCGCGAAGCTTGGCGGCAAGGTCTGCCAATACCTAGGCGACGGTGTCTCCATAGGCAATAATATGCCGATTGTGGACGTGTAGCGATCCGGCCAGCTCGACCGTCGTCTTCGTGAGCATGAGCGAGGAGCCCGGCGTTGCGAGCAGCTCGGTGTAGGTGTTGTTGTCGTCAGCCATGTTTGGCAATACTTGCCCACTGGCAAAGCAATGTCAAGGATCGGATCGAGAAAAGTGCATCGGGAATGCGGCGGGGTTGACACGGTGGCGCCGGCATGTCAAAGAAGGCGTCGTGAACGCGGGCGCAGAGCAGCTCCGAGAGCGGATCGAAGTCAGGGGGCAAAAGGTCTGGCTGGCCCGCGAGCTCGGGGTGCATCCGTCATCTGTGAGCCGCTGGCTGAACGGCGGCAGAAAGCCGGACTGCCAGACGCGCGTTGCCCTGCTCGTCTTGCTGGAGATCCCGCTGGGCTCGTGGGATGAGCCTAGCGATAATGAGTCTAGGCTAGACGGCCATGGCTGACAGTTTCACCAAGCTTTTTTCGTCGATTATTCACTCGTCGATCTGGAGCGAGGATGATCAAACCCGGCTAGTGTGGGTGACCATGCTGGCGCTCGCCGACGCTGAGGGCTACGTCGGGGCGAGTGTGCCCGGCCTGGCGAGGGCGGCCCGGGTCGAGCTGAAGCAGTGCGAATTTGCGTTGGAACGGCTGCAAAGCCCCGACAAGTACAGCCGCAGCCAGGCCCACGAGGGTCGACGCATCGAGCCGGCGGAACGCGGCTGGCGGATCTTGAACTACATCGACTTTAGGGAGCGGGCGACGGACGCCGAGCGGCGCCGCAAACGGGAATGGTGGCGGAAGCACCGCGCCAAGAACGCAAGCAATTATGCAGAACTAGCAGCCCCTAGCGATTGCCTAGACGCGACTAGACACAAGCAGAGGCAGAAGCAGAAGCAGAGGCAGAGCACAAAAGTAGATCCGCACGCTGACGGTAAATACCTGACAGGTAGTGGGCGAACCGAACCGTCCGAGAGCGAGCGAGAGAATAGTGCAGAAAGCAATACAATCGTTGCTCCTACACCAACTGTACCCGAGGCCCCCGACCAGAACCCACAAACGCCGGGCCGAGACCATGGCGAGAATCGCGTTTCGTCCGTCCAGGCCACCACGCACGCAGACGGAGATGAAACCGCGTCAGCGCCCGGATACGGGCGAGCAATGCCGGATCACTTTCTGCAAGCATTCAAAGACGGCAGCAAAGATCGGCAAGTGCGCGAGATCTTTAATCTATTCAAGACCATCTGCAAACGGCCCGGGGTCAAGCTCACTCCGAGGTATCGCGGGCTCCACGAAATCCTCGAGCTTTTGTCACAGGGAGAGACGCCCGCGGACTTCAAGTCGGCCTTCCAGGCGGCCATGAACGACCCCTGGGTCCGCTCGACCGGGCCGAAATTGTCGGTGATCGTCTGCGACCGCGAGCGATATGAGGCTTTGCGCGACGCCCAGTCGGGACCCGAAGCGCCGGATCTGCTCGACAAGATCCGACGCGCCGTCCGGTCCGGAAGCCGGCGGAAGGTCGACGAGGTCGCACGCTACCTAGATGCGGCTGTCACTAGACACGGACTAGACGCGATACGTCTAGCACTAGACGAGCACGCAGACCGACTGCTGAAGGGTCGGACGTGAGCGCGGCCCCCCCCCACGACCTAGCCGCCGAGCGGGCCGTCATCTCGACTTGCCTGCTGCACCCAGAGCATCTCGCCGTCGCGGAAGCAATCGTGACTGCGGACGAGATTTTCGCGCCGGCACACCGCGCCATCTGGCAGGCAATGGCGGCAGTCCGGGCGTCCGGGATCGAGGTAGACGTCGTCTCGGTGCGCGCCGAGCTCGACCGGCGGGGGCAGCTGGCCGCAGTCGGCGGCAGTGCAGCGCTCATCGGGCTCATCGACGACGTCCCCGCCACGGCTCACGTCGAGCAGCACGCACGCGTGATCCACGAGGCAGCCGTCAGGCGCACGCTCATCCGAGACCTGGACCGGGCGCGGGCCGACGCCAGGAATGGCGCCCCGCTCGCCGACCTGGCCGTGACCATCGACACAGCTGCAAGGCTATCCTCAGGGGGCCTGCAGACCGCCGTCGAGAGCTACGCGGACGTGGCCCGGCGAGTCTACGAGCAGATGACCTCGCCGGCCGCGACGGACCGGCTCACCACCGGTATCGAGGCAATCGATGAGGGCCTCGGTGGGCTCTGGATTGGCGATACCACCGTCATCGGCGCGAGGTCTAGCTTCGGCAAGTCTTCGCTCGCCAACGCGCTGGTATTGGCAAGTCTAGAAGCAGGCGAAAAGCCCCTGATTGTGTCGACCGAGGACAGAAACGACCGCTACGTGTCGCGCCGGCTCATCGAGGCATCGGGCGTCCCCGCCATCGACTTCCGCGACCGGCAGCTCGACCAAGCCGGCTGGTCAGCCGTTACCGACGCGGTCGAGAAAGCCACGACAGAGACCACGCCGACATATTACTATGCAGCCGGCGAGAGCGCCGAGCGGATCGCCGCGACCATCCGAGCCCGCATTGCCACCGAAGGTCACCGGGTCGTCATCATCGACTATCTGCAGAGAATCAGGGCGGAAAAAAGATTCGACAAGCGGCATGAACAAATCAGCTATTGCATGCAACTGTGCACAGAGGCGTCAAAGCGAGGGGGCGCTGCCTGCATTGTCATGAGCCAACTGCTCAAGTCGGTTGGGCGCAGCGACAAGCCGACGATCTCCGACCTCAAAGAGACGGGGGACATCGAGATTTTCTCGGACCATGTCTTGCTCGGATGGCAAGGTGACGATGCCCGCCGCTGGCTCGCCGTGGCCAAGACCAAGGACGGGGCGCGCGATGACGAGTACGAGCTCCCATGGAGCGAACGCGGCGCTTTCGTCTTGCGCGGCTCTCAGCACTGGCCAGGAAAGGAAGAGTGGAATGGCGAGCTTTGACAAGTGGGAAGCCGCGATGCGGTACTGTGCCATGCTAGGCGAACAGTTTGGCAGTGATCCCGCAGAGTTGCAATTCGTTCGCCGGCCTCGGGGAGCAACTCACGACGCCCTCGCTGCTTGCTGCCTTGCTTGCTTCGATGTCGGCCTGAATCAGGGCGAGATTGCTTGGCTGTTCGCTCGAAAACAGCCGACGATTTCGCTGCTTGTCAAGCGGGCGAAATACAGCCTGGAGACCGATGCAACCTTCCGCGAGAAGTACGGCGCCGCAATCAAGGGGGCAGTCGGTCGGCCAGTCCACTTGATGCCCGACGCGGCGGACGCGGCGGGCGAGTATCGGTGGAAAGCTACGCCTGCGGACGCGATGGGCGAGTAAGCAATGGGCCGGACGCGCAAGCGAGACCTGCTTGCCAAGGGCAAGAATGCCCCGCCGAGTGTGACCACGGGCAGAGTCTACGCCATCGCTGAGATCATGGCGCGCGGCGCGTGGACGTCCGACATGCGCGCGGCAATGTGTGCCAGGTGGGGCCTCGAAGAAGTGACGCTTAGTCGGCTTTCGACCGAGGCCGGCCGGCTCCTTGACCTGCTCGGCGACCGCGAGCGGCTCATCGAATGGTCGCGGGCGAAGTGCGCGCAGTGGGTGGACGAGGGCGAGGGCGACCGCGTCCCTGCGCTGCGGCTCTTGCATGACATACACGGCCTGTCCACGAAGCGGGCCGAGCTCAGGCCGCCGGTGGCCCCCGACCAGATCACGGCCGAAAAGGAGCTGCGTGAGGCAATCGCCATGGACCCCGCGTTGCGAGCTCGCGTCAAGGGCTGGATTGCAGAGATTGAAGACAGAATCCTGCCGCAGGCAATGGAGGTGCTAAGTGCAGCCGATCAAGAATGATTCAGAGGCGACCATCTGCTTGGTCGACGTCGTCGAAGCCAAGGGGAAGTCACTCGGGGCGCCGAAGTCGGAAAGACATCCATGGCAGCTCGCCGACGTCCAGTACGTGGTACTGCGCGGCCGCGTGTATGCGGCCGTCCTCTGGACGCGGTACAATCCCCAAAAGTGAGCATCGCAGACTTCGCCGCCTCTTACTCGTCTCGGTCGAGGGCAGTGGGTTTCCCTTCGCTTGAGGCAATCCTCGAGCACCCGGACGGCTACGGGCTGGCTGCCCTGTCACCGCTGCAGCGGATAATCTGCCGGGTCATCGAGGGGGCGCCGCTGGCCGAGCTCGCGGGCCACGATGCAGTCAAACAATACGTCGGCGAGACTGCAGAGATCCCGGCGAGTCAGCCCGCAGAGGTCGTGGTCATGTCGGGCATCCGGACTGGCAAGACTATGATTGCCGCAGGCCGCGCTGTCAGGATGGCGCTTACCTGCGACGTCCGGCGGCTCGTGGCCGGCGAGATCCCCCGCGTCAGTCTAGTAAGCCTCGCCAAGGACCAGGCGCGCGTAGCGTTTTCCCTGATTCTTGGGCTGGTCAGGGGGTCATCGAGGCTGGGCCCGCTCCTGGTGGGTGAGCCTACGGCGGACTCGGTCTCACTTCGACACCCGAGCGGCCGGGTCGTCGAGATCAAGATCGTCGCCGGAAGCAAGGCCGGCGGGACGCTCGTAGCGCGGTGGTCTGCCGGGTGCGTGTTCGACGAGGCGCCGAGGATGGCGGGCCAGGACGACGGCGTTGTAAACCTCGACGATGCGAGAACAGCGGTCATCGCGCGGCTATTGCCCGGCGCTCAGATCCTTTACATCGGCTCACCCTGGGCGCCGCGAGGGCCAGTCTACGAGATGGTGTCGCGGCATTGGCGTCATCCGTCGCGCCGGCTCGTGGTCATCAAGGCGCCTGCTCATGAGATGAATCCCGTGACGTGGACGCCGCGCAAGGTCGCTGAGGTGCGTGCGCAGTCGCCCGAGGCAGCGCGGACCGACATCGACGCCGAGTTCCTGGCGCCTTCGAGCCTGATGTTTGACCCGGCCATGCTGCGCGGTCTTGTCCGAGCCGGCCCGGTCGAGCTGCCGCCGATGCCCGGCTTCAGCTACGAGGCCGCGATGGACCCCGCGACCCGTAGCAATAGGTGGACGCTTGTCGTGTCGACCCTCGACGAGGGCAAGCGCATCGTCTGCCTCGCCCGGGACTGGAAGCCAGACCCCGGGTCAATCCTTTCGCCACGCCAGGTGCTGTCGGAGATTGCCGAGGTGTTGCGGCCATACGGCGTAGACACGGTACTCACAGACCAGTACTCGGCCGACGCTCTGCGCGAGCTCGCCCACGCCGAAGGCATCGACCTATTCATCGTCGCTCGGACGGCGGCCTTGAACGTCGACCTCTACACGGGGCTGCAGTTGCGCGCCCAGCAAGGCCAGCTTGAGCTGCCGGACCATCGCCAGCTGCTCGAAGACCTTTCAGGCGTGACGCGGCGGGTGACACAGACGGGCGTATCAATCGTGCTCCGGTCGACGGCCGACGGGGGACATTGCGATTACGCTGCCGCGATGAGCTTGGCGCTTTACCGCGAGATTGCCGAGCCGGTCGACGCCACGCCGCGTGACGAGGAGGCCGTGATCCGCGACCGGATCTTCAGCGAAGAGCGACGCAAGGAAGGTCTTGCCGCGTGGGAGCGGGATATCCCCGGGTGGCTCGCTTGACAATGCTGTGCAGATGCGGCACGGATATCGGCGTGCCCTCCGTAGAGCTGGCGTGCGAGCTGCCCCCCCGTCCGCGCGTCGGTATACCCGTCAGCCTTTCGGCGTTGCTACGGAGGGCCACTTGACCACAACCGGCGTCGTCTCTCTGTTCTTTCTCTGGCTGTGCGCACGGTACATCGAGCAACAGGACGAGGGAACGAGCTGATGAACCATCGAGAGCCGTGGTTCGACCCGAACCTTGAGGCCGACCGCCGGCACAGCGAGCTGTTCGGCACGGTGCGCGCGCTTCACGAGAAACAGCAGCATCGCCTTGAGCTCGACCGCTGGCATCTGCAGCTGTTCTGCGACATGGGCTATGTTGGCTATCAGCAGGGCATCATCGACTCGCTGAATGACATTCTCTCGGGCAGGCTCGACGAGAAGCTCATCCACCGAATCGTCACGACGGGCGTCAACAAGGTCGTGAAGCACCAACCGTGGCCGAAGTTCTGGACGGATGGCGCGGATTGGTCAGCGCAGCAAGAGGTCGTGCAACGCGAGAAGTATGTGCACGGGACCATGCAACGGCTGAAGTTTGCCAAGCTTCGGGATACCGCGGTCATGCATGCCGCAATCACAGGCACTGGGCTGCTACACGTCTTCCCGAGCGACGGCCGCGTGGACGCAGAGGTCGTGCCATCGTGGGAAGTCTGGGTAGATCCGGCGGAGGCCCAGTATGACGTGATGGGCGTACCGCCGCCAAACGTCTATCGCATCACGTCGATGGATATCGAGGTACTGAAGCGGCTGTTTCCAGATGCGCCCGACTCCACGACCGAGACAGGGGGCGGCGACGACAGCGACCTGACCGCGGTGATGGATGTGCTCTACGATGACCGCTCCCGTCGCCGGACTGTGATTGAAGCGTGGCATCCCCCTTCTTCGTTCGATGAGGACGCAGAGCCGGGCCGGCATGTCATTGCCACGTCGGGCGGAGTGCTGCTCGATGAGGCGTGGCAACGTCCGCTGCCGTTCGCAAAGATGACCTGGTTTCCGCGTCCCGCCGGCTACTTCGGGATCGGATATCCGGAGCTGCTCGCGTCACAGCAGATCGAGCTCAACCGTGCGCTGTGGTTCCGCCAAGAGACAATGAAGCTCATGGCATCCCCGTTCTGGTTTATCAAGCGAGGCAGCGCGGTTGTTCTGGACAAGCTGAAAGAGACTCTCATTGGGCGAGTCATCGAGGGCAACGAGGCGCCACATCTTATGGAGCCACCCGGGGCCAATGCGACGCTGTTCGCTCACGGCGACGCTGTGCGTGCGTCGATGTTCCAGTCCAGCGGCGTCTCGCAACTGAGTGCGCAGTCGCTGAAGCCTCTCGGCATTGACTCAGCGATTGGCCTTCGCACCTTGAGTCTCATCGAAGATCAGAATCTGCATCAACAGATTCAGGGCATGACCGATATGGTCATGGAGTTCGCCGAGCGAGTTCTTGACGTGACTCAGGAACTCGTGAACGACGAAGACGCGGAGAGCATCAAGGAGCTGTTCGAGGGCGACGGAGAGATTGAGGCTGTCAACTGGTCTGGCGGGTTTGACCGCGCGATGTTCAGGGTCAAGACGGGGCCAGTCAATGCCGTATCGGCATCATTCGCGGGTGACGCCGAGTCTGTCACTGACCTGATGAATGCCGGCATCCTTACCGACAAGACGGAGGCAAGAAAGCTGCTCGGCCTGCCCGACGAAAAGGCAGCGCGGGACGAGGCCCTGTCTGCTGACAATGTCGCACACAGGATCATCGAGGTCGAGATTCTGAGCAAGGGCCGCGAGGACGTCGAGCCGGACGACCTCTGGCCGCTGGAGCTGATGCAGAAGCAGGCCATTGGCGCGCTCATGGACGTGAGCAGCAAGCCCGAAAAGGCACGCCCGCCCGAGTCTCATATCGAGGCGCTACGGATCTTCATCGCCAAGGTGCAGGCATCGCTCGAGCGCGTGGCCCAAGAGCAGGCCGAGGCGGCGCAGGCAGCGCAAGCGCAACAGCAACCGCAGGGACCGCAGGGTCCGGAACCGCCCGCGGGGCCACCAGGGCCTGCAGGGGTACAGAGGGCAGCATGAGCGAAACGGCAGAGACTCAGGCAACGACTCAGACAGACGCGACCGGCGAGGTAGACGTCGAGGCCGCGGTGCAGCAAGCACAGGCAGACCTCGAAGCGGCGGGGACACCATGGAATGTCGACGATGGAGACGCAGAGCCAGCGGCGAAGGCCGACGATGCAGCGGCTGCCGAGGCCGGCAAACCCAAGCCGGACGCGGACGCGAAGGCCAAAGATGACGAAGAGTCGGGAGAGAAGGCCGACGGAGAGAAGGCCGACGAGGGCGAGGGCGAAGAGGACGCAGACGAGAGGGACGCGAATCAGTCAGCAATCAATCGCGAGATGGCGCGAGCGCGCAAGGCCATCAAGGCCCGCGAGCTGAAGTCGCTCGAAGCCATCGAGCAGCGCGAGGTCAAGCTATCGGCGCGCGAGGCGGACATTGCCCGGCGCGAGGCTGAGGCCGCGAACCGCGCGACCACGCTGCGCAGCATGCCAATCTCTCACATCATGCGGGACATTGCCAAAGAGCGCGGCATGGACTTGCCCACGTTCATCAAGACGGGTCTCCACGAGATTGCCACCGGGCAGATCGAGCCGGCGACAGCCGCTCCGAAGGAGAGCAAAGAGGTCAGCAAGCTTCGGGCCGAGCTCGATGAGATCAAGTCATCGGCATCGAAACAGCAGGCAGACGCCGCAAGATCGGCCTTCCTTGGCGGCATCTTGTCGGAGGCCAAAAGCAATACTAGCGCTTACCCGCTAACGTCCGTATACTCGGACGAGGAAGTCTCAAATGCTGCGTGGAGCGTCTCAGAGGAGTACTACTCGGCGACGGGCAAAGTCCCCGATGCCGCGATGGTCCTTGAGCATCTCGAGCATGAGGAGCGAAAACTACACGAGGCGCGCATGTCGCGTCTCGGCAGCGCCTCCGGCGGCGAAAAACCCGAGTCCGAGCCTGACGGAGAAGCAGGTCCAGCCGGCGAGGATCGCCGAGACGCCACCGGCAGCGTAAAAGCCGAGTCGCAGACAACGCGAACGATCACAAACAAATCTGCGGCACAAACGCGAGAAGCCAAACGGGACCTGACCGAAAGCGACTTCGATTCAGAACAGGACTGGGTCGCCTACGTCTCGAAACAGGTATTCGGAGACTCCCTGACAGGCTGATCGTGTAACGCCGCCCTCGATTCAAAGAGGGCCGCAATGGCATCGTTCAATCAGACCACGGCAGTCGCGCTCCAGCGCCGGCTGTATCCTGACGGGCTCAACGTCCGTCTTTTCAAAAACAACCCCGCCTTCGCCATGGCGAAGAAGTGGACGGGCTTTAACGCCGAGGGCAAGTTCCAGGTCATCAACCATGCGCCCGGCGGCGGTGCAAGCGCGACGTTCGCGAGTGCACAGACCAACGCGAGCGCCGGCAAGTACATCAAGCCGTTCATCACGCATGCTTTCGAGTATGCGACGGCAGAAATCGACGGGATCACCCTTCAGATCACGAAGGACCCGGCGAACATCGGAAACGCCTTCAAGGTGGCGATGGACCACGCGCTCAACAACCTTCGCCGGTCTGTCGGCCTCGCCATGTATGGCACGGGCCGCGGAGACCGAGGCGTGGTCGGCAGCGTCGCAGGCAATGTCATCACGTTGAAGAACAAGAACGAGGCGCGAAACTTCAGCATCGACATGGTGCTGCAGGTGATGAACGACGCGACGAGCGCGCTGCGGTCCGGCACCATGAAGGTGACCGTCGTAGACTTCGACAACAACAAGATCACCGTGGACACGATCGTCGCTGGCACCGATGCGGATGATGTCCTTGTCCGCGACGGAGATTTCAATAACCTGATCAAGGGTCCGCTTGGTGGGTGGGTGCCGATCGTCGCGCCGGTCGCGTCCGAGTCGTTCTTCACGATCGACCGGTCGGTGCATCCGACGATGCTCGCCGGCCAGCGCTACGCCCCGAGCGCCGGCGAGATCCGCGAGATCCTGATCGATGGCGCGGCGCGCGTCGAGGATCTCGGCGTGGGAACGCCTGACGTCGGATATCTGAACCCGCTCGACTTCGCGACGCTCGCGAAGGAGGCCGAATCCACGCGGTTCGTGGACGTCAAGACGACCTCGGCAAAGGTGAGCTTCAAGGGGATCTCCCTGCTCACTGGCTCGGGCGAGGTCGAGCTCGTGGCCGACCCCAACTGCCCGCGCAAGCAGGCATGGATCGGCGAGCGCGGCACGCTGGAGATCTGGAGCGCGGGCGAGTTCCCGCGCGTGCTGGATTTCGACGGGCTGCGCATGTCCCGCAAGGCGTCGAGCGACTCGTACGAGACCCGTCTTGGCGGGTATCTGCAGGGAGTCAACACGAACCCCGCGGCGTGGGTCGCAGTCACGCTGCCCTGATGTGAGGCACACATGAGCTTCGACACCATCACCGAACAGATGAAATCCGTGGGGCGCCGCAAGGTGCTCCTCGGGTTCAGTTTCGACACGAACGGCGCGGCCAGCCCGACGGTCATCAACCAAGGCATCGACAAGCCGGTCACTTCGGTCGCGCGTACCGGCGTCGGGCTGCTCACGGTCACGTTCGGCAAGGACTGGCAGGCGCCGACGGCCAAGCTCGTGGCGCTTTCCATGGCCGCGCCGTCCGACAGCCAGGCAATGGCCAAGACATGGACGGTCGGCACTGGTAGCGGCTCGACGCTCACCATCGAGACGCTGACCGCAGGGGCCGCCGCGGACATCGCCGCAGCGTCAGGCAACCGCATCGAGGTCATGCTCTGGTTCGACCTGGCCACGGAGGCGCCCTAACAGCCGGGGCGTAGAGCCCAATGGCATCGCTGGCGGATCTTCGTTCCTTCTCGCGCAACCGCGCCGAGAAAGAAAACGATACGAACGTCAGCGATGCCGAGCTCGATGTCTATATCAATTCGGGGATCTCTGAGCTACACGAGCAGCTCGTCACGACATATGGCGAGCCGTACTTCCTGAAGTCAACGACGTTCAGCACCGTCGCGGGACAGGTATCCTATCCAGTGCCGACCGTGGCAGGCGGCGCCCCTTTCGAGGTCTGGAAGATCTATCGTCTAAGCGTGGTCTTCAACAACCGCGATCTGCCGTTCAGGAAGTTTGGCGGGGCAACGGAGGTGCTAGACCTTAATTCCCAAGCATGGGACGAAGGCACTGATCTCCGCTATGCAATCTCCGGACAGAATCTGACAGTGCAGCCCGTGCCGTCGAATGTGGTCACGGTGACCGTCAGCTATGTTCCGTATCCGCAGGTGCTGGTCAACGCGGGCGACGTGCTCGACCTGCGGTATGACCCCTGGGCGGAGTTCATTCACATCTTCGCCGCGATCGAGATGCGCGACAAGGAAGAGTCTGACACGTCAGTCTTGGCGGCGAAGCTTGGCGCATTGAAGGCTCGCATCGCCCGGTCCGCTCCGGAGCGCGACATCGGCCAGGTGCAGACGATGCGCGACAGCTACGCCGGGCTCATGCACCGATGGATTCCGAGGCTTCCGCCGCCATGACTCGCAGGCTGACGCGGCAGAGGTCGGCCTTTCAGTTCTACGGCCTCGACAAGCTCGACGACGCCCGCAAGCTGGGCCAGGTCGTCTCGCGCATGCAACAGCAGCGAGACCGTGATGGGCGGTCCGCGCGAAACAATGTCGCGAACGATAGCGTCACCAAGACGGTCACTATTCCGGACAGCGCGGCGGCCCCCAACACGGTCAAGATTGTCCACGGTCTCGGGCGAAAGCCGGCGGGCTACAACGTGGCTCGGGTCGTCAGCGGCGGCCCGCCGGCCTTCAATGAGACATCGCGTGACGCCTCGCAGCTCACACTCACAGGCGCCGGGACGACAGGTATACCAACGGTCGTCGAGCTGAGGATCTATTGATGGCGCTGCAGAAGGCAGAGATTTCCATCCCGCTCGGCGGGGAGAACCGCAAGATCGACGCGGCGCACGCGCAAAAGAAAGCACTCTTGCGCGTCGAGAATGCGGTGTTTCGCAAGCCAGGTGCGCTGACCAAGCGGCCCGGCTACATCCTGGTAGGCAACGCGACGGTAGACGGAGGCACCCATCAGGCGCCCAAGCGGATCATGGCGCATGCCGGACACCTGCTCTTTGCCGACGACCGATACATCTACGAGCACGACCTCACGTCCGGCAAGTCAGCCAAGCGCGGGCCGTCCCCCAAGCTGCTCGTATCGGCCATGCCGGTGGTCCGGCCCGCCGAGCACACCGATAAGGCGTGGGAGGTGCCGCAGGGAGTAGCCTACGCGAACGGATACATTGTCGTTGTATCCATTCAGGATTTCCCTGGATTCACAAACTGTATCTATCGAGTCTACCGAGAAAGCTCAAGGCAGCTCGTGCTCAGTGGCTTGTTCAACGTCTTTCCCTCCACGCCCGTTGTGCCTGTAGGGATGGGAAACTTCCTGCGTTTGTTCTATGCCGCGCCCGTCGGTACTTTTGAATACCTGACAATCGATACGTCGACACTGACCACAAGCACGACCGCTGCTTGGATCTCGAACGTCGCCGGCAATTCGTGGACGGCCGTTCCCGTGTCTGGCTCGTCTGACTTCATCTTTGCCTACAAGGACAGCGCGACGGGACTACTGACTGCGACACGCTACAACAGCGCGGTAGTCCCGCAGAACAGCGGCACCGCGACCGAGGCCGGCACAGTGACCGGAATGCATGCACACGCGGTCAATGCTGAGACCTGCTATCTCATCTACAAGATCGCAGGCGCTACGCGATCTGCGGGATTCACACTGCCAGGCATGGCGGCAGCCTATGCGCCGCTGAATATCGACGGGACCAACGCGCCAGATCGTAGCGGCATTGTCCGCATCTCGTCGACGAAGGCCGGATGGCTCTACGACTATCTGAACGCGGGCAAACGTGAGCTCAAGTATGGAACCATCACGAGCGTCGGCGTTGTGGATACCAGCGTAGGCGTCATCAAACGCCTTGAGCTCGCTGCGCAGCCGGTCGCCCATGACGGCAAGGCGATCATGCTTACTCGATACGACGCCAGCGCAACGGCAGCCGACGACACCTACTACGAACACGAGTTCACCGACGAGAACTTCGCCGCTCGGAAAGACTCCAGCAATGTCGCCCTGCCAGTGTTACTCGGGACGCATCATCGTTTCGTCGCATCGGCCTCCGCCGCCGTGCCAGTCGCCGAGCCGGAGACTGGACGCTTTCTGACGGTCGTCGGCGTCACTGCGTCGCGAGACATGGTCGGCTTTGACGGTGTCAAGACGAGCGCCCAGGGCCTCGACGTGCTCGAGCTCGACATGCGCGGAGGTGCCAGCGTCGACCGGCGGTTTGCGAGCGCACCGTGGGGATCCGATCTGTTCATCGCAGGTGCGCAGCCGCACATCTACGACGGCAGGCAGAATCGCGACTCGGGACACACCATGCGGCCGGACCTCGACCAAGCGACGTTCTCCATAGTGGTAGGAGGGAATCTCGGGCAGAACGGCATCGCTGCAACCACATACAAGTGGGCCTTCGTGTGGGAATACTCGGGGCGTCGCATTCATCAATCGGCGCCGAGTGTCTCCGCCACGTTGCAGGTAGCGAAAGCTCCTGACGCAAACCGCACCGCGCAGTTTGACATCCCGCCCTACATTCCAGGCAATCGCCAGGACGACACCATTCCGGTGCAATGCGCCATCTATCGCACGCAGGCCGACGGGTCGATCTTGTACTATCTGAAAAGCGTTGATCCGGACAAGACAGCGCTTACTGATGGGGACGATGACAGCAAGCTAGACTTGTCGCGTCCGCTCTACACGGAAAGCGGCGAGCTGCCGAACATCGGCCCGCCGGCATGTAAGGTGGTGGCGCTACATGACGACAGGATGTTTGCGGCCGGGCTTGAGCGGCCCAATGTGATCGCCTTCAGCAAGCCGTACGCGGAGGGCCTCGCGCCAGACTTCGTCCTGGCAGGCGGGATCGGACTGGGGCAAGAAATCCAGCTGCCGACCGAACGCGAGATCACAGCGCTAGCAAGCTCCGACGCGGTGCTATTGGCGTTCACGTCGAGGGCGATCTTCGCAATCACCGGCGACGGGCCAGCTGTGACCGGCGTGGGGCCAGAGTATCGGGTGCAGATCGTCTCGACGGAGGTCGGGACTGCGGACTGGCGGTCACTGGTCAAGCATGACGACGGCTGGCTGTTCCAGTCTGCCAAGGGTCTCTATCTCATCACGCGCGGATTGAGCGTTCAGCCGGTGCCAGACGTAGAGCGGGCCATCGCGGCGCCGCATGCAACCATTGTCGGCGGCGTCCTTCGCGACAAGTACACCGAGATCAAGCTCGCGCTGAACGGCTTGACCGGGACGGCCGGCAAGCTTCTACACTTCGATTACGTCGTCGAGCAATGGGGAGAAGACATCGTCGACTCCAACGCTGCAGAGATTCAGTGCATGGCGGAGTATGGCGGCGAGCTGTTCTTCGGCGCTGGCGGGTCCCTGTTCAGGGAGCAGTCAAACATCTTCACGGATGACGGAGTGGCGCATGTACTGGCCATCGAGGGGCGAGTAGCCCTGAATACGCTGGTTGGCTGGCAGCGAATCCGAAGGATCGGAGTGCAGGGGCGCTATTCGTCTGCGCACGGCCTCGTGATGCGGTACCGGCACAACGCGGTAGAGGACACAGTCTCCGCATGGGACCAGTCTATCACTCGCACAGAGGCTCAGATGCTCACGAGCAAGTACCCCGTGCTCTTCGGGCCCAAGCAGCAGACCGCCCATAATACCCACTTCCGGCTCGAGGAAGTAGCTGGCGCGGAGGCAGGAGCAGGCGCCGAATGGGTGGATGTGGTTGTTCATGGCGGGGTAAAGCGTGGTATGGCAAAATTGCCCGAGACAAGCAGGAGCTAGACAATGGGTTTGCTCGGATCACTCATCGGAATCAGAGGCGGCAAAGCAAAGCCGGTCGCCCCTCCGGACACGACCGCGGGGGCGCTGGCCATTCGAGAGCAGCTCAGACGAGCCGCCGAGCAGGGCCAACGCAACGCGCTCGCCCTGGCTGCATCGCGACGCGGCGGGGGGTTGGCCCTGATCAACGCCCAGAATCGGGGCGCGCAACTGCAGCAGCAGGCGTTGGACGCTGGCAATCAGGCCGAGCTGCAGCTGAGGCAGGCCGCCAATGAGCAAGGGTTTCAGGCAAAGCTGCAGGCCCAACAGTTGGAGGAGCAGCGGAAGGCGGCGAATGCGGCGGCAGTCAGCAAGTTTGCCGGCGCGGCTCTGTCGGGAGGCGCAACGCTTGGGGCCAGCGCATTGGCGAAGCCGCCGCCTCCTCCGGCAAACATCACGATCACGAGCGACGAGAACCGCAAGCGCGAGATCAAGAAGGGAGAGGCAGCAGCCGAGGGCTTCCTTCGTGCGCTGGCCGAGACATTCTCGAATGTGCAGCCCAAGTCATTCGAGATGGACGCGGGCCTGGACGACGGGAAAGGTCGCCAGGTCGGAGTACTCGCCCAGGCATTGCAGCGCGCGGGGCCGATGGGCGAGGCCATGGTAGAGGAGACGCCCGAGGGCAAGGGGATCGACGTGCAGCGCGGCCTCAGTGGCGTGCTTGCCGGGCAGGCCGATCACGAGTCGCGACTGTCAGCGCTGGAGAAAGCGCTCAAGCGATGATCGTGATCGTGGACAAGCGAAAGAAGTCTGGCACAAGCCCGCTGCTCGCGGCATTGCTTGATGCTCTCAGCACGCGACCGGCGCCCACTGGGCAAGACCCCGCACGGCAGGCCGCCGCAGAGAAGATCTTTCTCGCATCGTCGCGGAAGCAATCGGCGACAGAGCGGCCGACGCTGCGAGACATTCTGGCCAGCCCAGACGCGGCTGCTAAAAGCCGAGTGCGAGGCGTGCGCAGGCGGCAGCAAGCTGGAATTCCGATCCGTCAGCGGTCGGCCTTCGTCGAGGGATCGAGAGCGGAGCGAGCAGCCAATCGGCGAGCACGGGAGCGGTAGCGATGGCCATCGTCCAAGAACCTGATGGCACTATCACGATCACCGGCGGCGGGATGACAATCCCAGGCGTGCCGGCTCAGTTTGCCCCGGAGCCCAGTCCGGATCGGCAGCTGCAGACGCTCGGCCGACTTGGCCAGGCGGCCCCGCAGTCAACGCCGGATGAGATTGCAGCCGCACGCGCGGGACTTGCTGACATCGGGGCGGGCGGGGCAAGTGGCGGAGGAGGCGCCGAGGGGCAATCCAGCGGTGTCGGCACAGAACAGACGCAGGTGCAGCGTGCCGAGAATGAGCGCCTGCTCATGTCCGTCGACCCGTCTCAGCTCGTATCGAGCGACGTAGGCCCCACCGCGGCAGCGGCGCAAGTGCCACAAGACACAGCGGCACAAGGCCAGACAGAGCAAGGCGTCAATGACCAGCTGGCGCAAGCCGGCGCGTCGTCCATTGTCAGAGGGGCCACGCAGGACCTTCAGCCGCGCGTGGTATCAGTGGCCCCTCGCCCCGCGCAAGACGTTTCGCTCGGGCAGACCGTACAGACGCAGCGCGGCGCACAGATTGACCCCGCGTCAATCGAGGCAGAGCAGGCAGCCCTGCAGGGTCTCGCTGGCAATCAGCTCCTTCGCGGCGATGCGCTGAAGGCGGCCAATGAGCAGAGCGCGACGGAGTTTCTCCGTCAGGCCGAGGAGTCACAGCGCCAGGCAGCGGCCCTTCGCGAGCGAGACCGCGACCGGCAGAAGGTCGTCCAGGGCGAGCTGGCGACGCTGCGGCAGAAGAGCCAGGACATTCGCGAAGAGAAGCTTGACCCAAACCGCATCTATGCCGATGGCGGCAACTCCATCGCCGCGTCGATCTTCATCGCGTTGGACCAGCTCGGGAGCACATTCTCTGGCAATTCGCCGGTGGTCGGCAAGATGATTACGGATGCGGTCGAGACCGACTTGGCTCGGCAGCGCGCCGAGCGAGACTTTCGTCTGCAGTCGATCGGCGAGCGGCAGAATCTGCTTCAAGAGCTCGAAGGTAGCATGATCAGCCCGCAGGCGGCCGAGCAGGGCACGCGCGCCCTGTTGCTCGAAGCTGCTGCCAAGCAGATTCAGGCACAATCGGCGAAGCTTGTGGGCACGGACGCAGAGTCGCAGGCGAACGTCCTGGCGCAGCAGACGCTGGCCGAAGCAGCCAAGGCGCGTCAGCAAGCGGAGGCGGCAACGGCCGACGCTGTCACGGTCAACGAGCGCTTTCAGCACGTGGCAGCTCGCCGCGGCGGGACCTTCGTCCGCCAGCCGACTGAGCGCGAGAAGGCCGCGGCAGCAGACAAGATCAAGAAAGGCCTGGGCCTGACAGGCCCGGATGCTGACAAGGTCGCGAGAGGCATCGTCTCGCAAGCTGTCAACGTGAGCCCGGGGTTTGCCGCGGCCATTGCGCCGAGTGTCAGCAACGCCGGATCTGCCGGTGCGCTTACACCCGACGCACAGAAACTGATTGCGTCATTCCGCGACCGTGCAGTCCGTATCGGCAACAGGACGCTATTTGCCAACAGGAAGGCAGACGCCACAAAGATTCAAGGGTTCTTTACGATAGCCGGCGAGGCTGAACGGCGAGCAAAGGACTTGCTAGCAATCAATGCGCAGGGCGGGGAAACTCTGAGTCCGAACGCGCGGGCGCGCGCAGCAACAGACGCAGAATTTCTCATCGGTAATCTTGGCAAGTTGCTTGAGAAGGGTGTGCTGTCAAAGGAGGAACGCGAACAAATTGAGCCGCTCGGTGGGTTGAGCGTTACAGACTTTTTTGGTTTCGAGGCGACGCAAAATGAACGGCTCAAAACAGTGCTGCGGAACCTGCAGTTTGGAAGGTCCAGTCGCGTCAGTCAGCTCTCGCAAAACACTCAAGGCGAGCGTCTGCTTGCCAGCACCGGCGATCGTCCAGTTCCAGAGGCAGATGACCTCGGGGCCGGTGCCCCGTTGCCAGGGAGCGAATGATGCCGCGCCCTCTCGCACCTGGCGCCTTCGATGAGTCCGGCAAGATCCTCGACGACCAGGGGATCGCGAAACGTCTTGCCGAAGGCAAGGATCTCAAGTTCCCGAAGGGGACAGACGTTGTACTCATCGACCCGGAAGGCAAGAGTCGGCCTGTCCCAAGCGAAAACGTCGGCAAGGCGCTTGGCGCCGGATGGCAGTTGGAGACGCAGCACGGGCGCGAGGTGCGCGAGCTCAAGGCGTCGAGGTCGGATCTCGGCGAGGCAGCGTTTCAGGCAGTCAATCAATTCGGACTGGGGATCCCCGAGATCATCGGGGCCGGCGTCAGCTCGGAATTTCAGAAGGAGCGGCAGCTAGCCAAAGAAGCTTTCAGCGATTCCGCGCTTGCGGAGGCCGGCGGGCTTGCCGGGCTGGCCGGCGGCGCGTTCGTTGGAGCGCCAGCAAGGGCCGCAGAGGGCGCCGGCATTCTCGCCCGCGGTGGCATCGAAGCAGCGAATCTAGCGACGGCCCCGGTACGGGCATTGACGGCTGTCGGCAATGTCGCCGAGCGAGCGGCCACGCGCGTTGTTGGCACCGGGGCAACAGGCGTGCGAGGGATCCTG